TGTATGGAAATATCTCGTAAAATTTTTTCCTGCCACTTGCGAGGGCCTGTAAATTCTTCGAGGGGGGTGCCTGGTTCTCCCCAAGGGAAGATAAACTTAACAAAGTTGTAGGGATCGTTCTTGATATTCATTGACCAGATTTCGGTCATGAGTTCTTGTTCTTGTTTTACTCCGTATTTCATATTAAAAAAAATAAAAAAATTTTAGTTCAACAGTTGCATATAAATAACCCCGCCGAAAAAGTGAAAGGGGGGGTATTTACAATATCTGATATGAGGAGCTGACATTGTTGGGTTTTTCCTCCTTTCCGTTGGCTAGTATTTTGGGGAGATAAGATCGCCAACGCTTAACCCTTTTTATTTTTTTGCTGCAACTTCTTTGAAACGAGTTGTTCCCCCTCTGCATTTGCTTTAGCTAAAGGGTTTACTTCTTTGGCTTCAATTACATTTGTCATTGAGCTGCCGAGCCTGGTCTTTGCGCCATCAATTACCTGGTTCAAGTCTAATGTCGCATGAACATTCTCAACTCTGTCTTTCCAAATTTTAGGATCTTGATTTTTCAGGTAAAAGATTTGGGCCACAACTGAGTTCTTTTCGGTTGCCGATTCAAAAAGCGCATTTGTTACTTGAGCCAACCCTCTTGCCTTTCCCCTTTTTAAAGCTCCCTCAAAATCAGCAGATCGTTTTCTGTTTCTGTCTATCGTATCCCATGAAACGCCCATAGCTCTAGCAATCTGAGAAGTACCAAGTCCTCTAGCTGCCAAAGTTTCGACCTGATCTAAGTCTAATTCAATGCGTTTTCTACCTGCTTTTTTAGGAAGTTTCTGTTCTTTTTGTTCCATTAATACCCCTTATATATGCCGATTTTATACGAAAAACCCCTATTTTTGTTAAAAAACCCCACTTTTCTGCCCTTGTTATGCACTTTTGTGATGTTTTATGAGTTATAATTATCATGTAGCCAATAAAGGTTACACATTAGGAGAGAGAGAATGAGTATTAAATTTTCAATAGAAGGATCAAAAGATAATCCCATTTATGAGGCAGTTGATGTTCACCCCCAAAGATGGAATGGGTGGTTATGTCCTATCGTAACCATTGAGACAGCTTTAAAAATAGCTGAAGATGTATTTAATAAAGATGATCTAGCTAATAATGATCCATACCATGACATACATGGAGCAATAACAGAAGCAAGAGAGAACTTTGAAGATACTGTTGATGTTGGTTGTGGTTTGATTTGGGATTTAGTTAGCTAACTCTCCCCACGATCCCCCTAGCCGAGTCTTATGCTCGGCTTTCGTGGTATTAGTAACTCATTTTATAGGAGATAAGAAATGAAAGACTTTGCACACAAATTGCACAAACCAAGAGAACCTAAACCATGGCACGATGTAGCAAGAGAGATGACAGAAAATCTGATCTTTGTTGCTCTAGTGGTTTTTAGCGTAATCATAATTGCAGGAGTAGTTATCTAATGGCATTAATGAAACTACAAGTAACAGAAAAAGATAAAGAAGTCCTAATTAAAGCACTCGCTGACTTAGGCAAACCATTGGTTAAGAAACCAAAGCCAACGCCTGAAGAGAAAAAAACTTTAGGATCAATAGAAAACTTAATAAAGCAAATAGCATTTCAATAGGAGTAAATTATGCAATACGCAGATAAAGTAGAAGAACAACGTCAACGCTTAGACAAAGAGCAGCTAGACGGACAAATAACCATGCTTGATATAAGACCAGGCAGAATAGAAACACGCTTTGCTAGTGGTCGTGTAGTCATTGAGTACCCAAGAGATAAACGCAAGAAAACCAAGGTTTTAAATGTGGAGGTTTTTAAGTGAAAATATATATAGTTAAAGATTATAACGAACCATTACATAAAAGATTTTTTGGCAGTAAGAAAAACGCTATGGAATATTACAATTCCAATAAAGATGAATGTTATATGGACTTTGAAACTATGGATGTGCAACCAACTAAAAAAGGCATTTTAATGGCCATGAGTAGAGCGATTGATATTTGTGGTAGTTCTTGTGGAGATTTAGAATGAGCCACCCTATGATTGAAATAATCGGCTTTATCTTTGGCATAGGTTTTTTAATCTGGCTTACTGTCCTGATAGGTATTTATATAGCTGTCAGGATATTTGAGAACCTCTAATGAAAGATGAATTAAATAAGATGTTAGAGGACTTAGCTGACATAAGCTATACAACGCTAGATGTTAAAGAGGACATTCTGAGCCGACAATTTAACGATTGCGATACGCTAAAAAAACTAGATTTAATCCATCAAGTTTTAAATAAAAACCAAAGAATATTAATGGAATTAACAAAATGAAATTTGAAATAGAAAAAGATATTCCTGTCTATGACTACAGGGATAATTACAGCGAATCTGATTTAATAAGAGATTTATTAGTAAAAATGGAAATTGGCGATAGTGTTTTAATGTCTCATAAAGACTATAAAAAAACATTAACTCTTGTTAAAGAAAAAACCAAAAACAAGCCAACACCATTAAATTCTACATTTGAAATTATTTGCCAAAGACAAAGCAAAGATATGGTAGAAAATCCAATGTATAGAATTTGGAAAGTAGCCAAAGATGATCCTAGAATAAGGCGTAAAACCTCTAGTCTCCCTCCTCAACCAAGGCCACCCCTAAACCAATGAGGAGAATATGCTTTCTCCCATTCCGTCTTGCTTTTCGCAAGAGGACTCTCTCTCCCTCTACAGCTAACCAAATTACCTTTTTATCCACTAAAGACTGAATTGCCTTACCTACTGTTTTAGGTGTTAATCCTGTCATCTTCGCTAAATAGCTAAACGCATCTCTACAAGACATAGATTCTGCGCGATGTCTTTCGCAAATTGACCACAAAACAATCGTCTCGGCAGAGTTTAGATCGGTTCTCCCTGCCTGTCGCCTGAACCACTTCCAAACCACCCCTTTTAACTTCGCAAAGTTCTTATATTTCTTCGCTACCCCATAGGCCACAAAACCCACATCTTCCTCGCTTACACTATCCGTTGTAATCCACCAGAACTTAGTATCCAACTAAGCAACCTCCTTGAGACTAACCGCCCTCTCTTTAAACCAATCATCTAATAACTGCATTGCTCCAGGACAAACGCTGTAAACTCTTTTTCTCCTATCACTCCCCACGTTTTTACACAAATACTTACGTTGAACAAAATCATCTAATACATAACCTACAGTTGATCGACTTCCTAAACTATAAGGCAATAGCTTAACCAACCCCTCGAAATTTAGCCTGTCTCCCCCTAACTCTGCTATCGCGATTTCTAATACTAACAATGTATTAAGTTGGCTTGTTAGCCACAAGGACATAAACCCCTTTTGCCTTTTTGACTTATATAAAGTATCTCTTACGTCTATCATTCGATCTCTTAATTGTTTCATTGTTTCCCCCTGACTTTTTTTGCGAAATCTTATACACAATTACTTATAAAAATTATCCTTAAACTTTACCCATATTTATTTTAGGGAAAATGGGCCATGCCCATTTCTCCCTATATGTTATGTTATGGATATGATGGAAGCTCTTTCTATAAAGTCTTAACAGTTCTTCTATAAAGTCTTAACAGATCTTCCATAAAAACTATTTCTTTTTAGACTTATTTCTATCATATTTTGTCTTATCTTGATGCATTTTAGACTTGGCATGAGCTGGTGTTTTCTTTCTGGCTTTTGCCTTATCACCAAAAATACGTTCCCAATTATCTTTATATTCTTGTGAGTAAGATCCAGGGCGAGGCATATCTCCTTTACCCATGATATTCACCACTTCGTCTAATGGCTTCGTCTAATGGATCATCTTTTGGTGGATAAGCATTAACGACAGCTCCACATTCAGGACAACTAAAACTAAGTTTTAGATCAAATAAATTGTTATATCGACTAATATTCTTTTCTCTTTTTAGCTGCATATTGGCATCACAATTAAAACATTTCATTTTGCTCTTGATCCTCCTGGTAATTGTTCAACATCAAACCAACCGCACGGATAATTAATCATTTTTTGCACCTCTCGTTTGTATTTCAAAATGGTTGATTTCATTCTTCTCAACCGCCTCCTTAAACTTCTTCTTCAACTCTTCATGGCTAAGATTAATTGCATCTTCGATAAAAACCACCCCTTTAACTGCATCGCTCATGCCTAATTACTATTTTTGCATTTGGTCTACATATTTTTGACACGCATCCAAATTACCTTTTTCATGTTCAATGACAGCTTTTTTAAGTAGGCCCACATCAATGTTGCCATTGATAATTTCTGTCAACCAACCTACCCCACCATGATAATCATATTCATCAAAAAAATTATCAACATCGTCTATGTTTACATTTTTATCCATTTTCTACCTCCATGTTCTTTAATATGTGAGCAATGACTTCTATTGTCCAACCATTGCCTAATAAAACTTTTGCTTTATTTTCTGAGACACAATCAGTATATCCCAAGGGTACTGTTTGCAAAGATTCCCATAAGGTTGAATTAGCTAGATAATATTTGCCATCCTTGAATAAAATAACTGAAGAAGATGCACTTTGGCTATTACCTACCGCAGTTAAGGTTGGGTGTTTATCTTTAATTTCTGTTTTATTATATGGATTAAATAAAATAGGGTTACTTCCATGCTCTTTGTATTTTTTCTTTACATATGGAGTGCGTTCAATTTCGTTCCAAAACATCATTTTACTTTTTTTTTCATTATCACACTCCATGTTCTTTAATATGTGAGCAATGACTTCTATTGTCCAACCATTGCCAAGCATTTTATAACGCTGAGTGTTGCTCACATGGTTTGTGTAATTATCAGGAACAGTTTGCAATCTCTCGCACTCTAATGGTGTTAGCTTTCGCCAATAGACTTCATCTTTGGTTAAAACATTGTCCTTTTGAACTGAGGTTACTGAATTGCTTTTTTCGTCTTTGCGTAACTCAAGCATTTGTTTTGGCTTAGTATCTTTCCATGCAACCCTTTTACCATTCTCATCAACTGACCTAGCTTGATAAGCAGCAGCTTTAACATCAACTGCTGTTCCTATGTGTTGAGGTTTATCGCTAACTAACTTCTGTGGTATTCCTGTTGCGTGAAAAGTACCACTTCTTTCAAAGTTTGCTTTAGATGATTTGTAATACTGCGATTTAATTGTTTGCGACTTTTCTGGTAAATCATTGGTATCGTCAACTAACTTTTGAGGTTTATCAATAGCAATAACCCCATAAGGAACTCCTTTGTGCATATTTGCAGTAAGTGTTTTGGACTTTTCGCTTTCATGTTTTATGTAATGTTCTGCTCTTGTTTTTTTGCCT